CTCTGGTTCGGAATCTAAGAACAGCATATCTATCATGAGCAATTGCATCAGGCAGGGTTCATTTTATCTGTCCATGGTTGCAAAATTTTGTCCACGGTTTGGGATACACTTTACAATCAGAGGGTGCATTGTATCAAAATAAGCGTTTTTAGCCACATCTAAACGCAACGATTGATACAATATCGTTGCGTTTTTTATTTTGTAAAATACCGTAAAATAGGTGAAAACAGCATACAACGAAACGGCTGAAAATACTCCCGTTTATTTTGAACCAAATAAACGGAAAATATACGAAATCGAAAAGAGCAACGAAACACGAAGCCTTAGCGGTTGCATTTTTAAGGGGGTGGTTGCATTTTCGAGGGGGTGGTTGCATTTTTCGGCTTTCTGTTTCTTTGCATAGTTCCTGTTTCTTTGGAGAAATTCCCGTTTATTTGGATAGGGTTTTCGTTTCTTTGGAAAGCTGAATAATTGCAAAAAAAGTGTATCTCGGATAAAAACTGTAGAAAGCAAAAAAGAGGACTGCAATTCATCATGAATGCAGTCCTCTGAGTTATTATTGAGGGTTATATTTTTACTTCCGTTCCGTCACGGAAACAGAATATCAGTTTTTCATCTGTGCAGATGGTTACATGGTCAATGGATTTCAGCCACAGCGTTTCAGAGAATTCAGTAATGAAGTCATCTTGTGATTTCAGAGATTCAATAAAGTCCCGGATGAATTTCTGTTTTACAAGAAGTTCTTCCTTTCGGTTCTGAAATGAGGATTGCCTTGTTTCGAGTTCAGAATATGCAGTATTCAGAGTATTGCACTCTCTGTAATAATCTTCAGCTACCATTGGCTTCACTTTATGAGCCTGAATCAGCTTTCTGATTTTTTCAGACAATTTGATTTTCTGTTCTTCAATTGCAGCAATCTTTTCCTGCAAATCATCAGCCTGCAGGAACTCGCTGCATAAAAGCATACAGTTTCGGATAATTTCATTTCTGTTCGCAAGTATCTTATTCATCGCGGTGACGAAGCTCTCTTTTATGTAATCTTCATACAAATGCGGAGTCGTACATTTATCACCATTCTTGAATTTCTTATTGCACTGCCAAATTACACGTCGGTATTTACTTGTGGAGTGCCACACCTTCGAGCCGAAATATCCACCACAGCATTCACACACAAGTCTTGCTGTAAAAATGCTCTTGCAGTTGTAAGCCTTACCGAGAGCTTTGCGTCTTGCAAATTCTGCCTGTACCATTTCAAATTCTTCCGGTGGAATGATTGCATCGTGAGAATTCTCGATGTAAAATTGCGTAAGTTCGCCTTCATTCGCTTTTTTCTTTTTTGTCAGAAAATCGACTGTAAAGCTCTTTTGCAGAAGTGCTGAACCACGATATTTTTCATTTGTCAGAATACTTTCAATAGTTGACCTTGCCCACACTTCTTTACCTGCAGGTGTAGGTATTCCCATAAAGGTCAGGTCTTCGGCTATTCTGTTCGGAGTCTTGCCAAGCATGAAGCTGCGATAAATCAGCCTTATGATTTTAGCTTCTTCGGGAACAATTTCCGGTACATCATCTTCACCTTTTTTGTATCCGAGAAAATGACTGTAGGGGAGTGATACTTTTCCGTCAGCCATACGTTTACGCTGTCCCCACGTAACATTTTCGGAAATGGAACGTGATTCTTCCTGGGATAAGCTTGACATAATTGTCAGCAGAAGTTCTCCCTTTGAATCGAGAGTGTAAATATTTTCCTTCTGAAAATATACTTCAATGCCTTTCTCTTTCAGTTTACGGATCGTGGTAAGGGAATCAACCGTATTTCTTGCAAATCGGGAAACTGACTTTGTAACAATAAGGTCAATTTTACCGTCAAGAGCATCTGCAATCATTCTGTTGAAGCCGTCACGGTGTTTTGTGTTGGTTGCTGAAATACCCTCATCTGTATAGATGCCGACAAACTCCCAGTCGCTTTTTTCCTTGATGTATTTTGTGTAATAATCTACCTGTGCATCGTAGGAAGTTTTCTGTTCGTCAGAATCTGTTGATACTCTCGCATAAGCAGCCACTCTGCGTTTTGCAACATTTTCTAAAGGTGCAAACGTCAAAGGGTTACGCTTGGGAGGTATTTTCGTTACCGTTTTCATTTGTTCCATCTCCTTTTCTTTGTTGTATTCGCAGCTTTGGCTTTCATTTCAGAAGTCCAGCTTTCAGAACGTGAACGGTCTTTCCAGATATGATGTTCCTGCCGTCCGTCATGAAACAGGAAAATCAATTCATTCGGTGCAGGTACAAGTATCTGTTTAATATTGTTATTAAAGTTTTCAACACTAAATTTCAACAGTTTCAACACATCACAACAAGCGGTAATTAATGTCGGTTCAGGTATCTGTTTTGCAGTTGGACAGAATTTTTTGCCTTTAGTATTGTAAGTGGAGCATACCCAAACTACACCTGTTGGCGTTGTTTTTCTGCGGTAGCTTCTTCCACAGTTGCAGCAATGAATGATGCCGCTGAAAGGGTAAAGGTTTGTTGTCGGATTGGGAGCAGTAAACTGTTCGCTCCGCTTTTTCAACATCATTTCCACCGTTTCAAACACTCTGATGTTGATAATTGCAGGATGCGAATCCTGAACGTAGTATTGTTCCAGAACATTGTTGTTCACCATTTTCTTTTTGGTGATATGGTTTTCGTTGTAGAACTTTTGAAGCAGCATATTGCCTGTGTACTTTTCATTTGTCAGAATTCGCAGGACAGCGGTTTTATTCCACTCACATCCGTTTATGGTTTTATAGCCTTTTTCATTCAGGAGATTGGCAATCAGGAGTGGTCCTTTTCCGCTGAGTGCTTCATCAAATATATAGCGGACTATTTCAGCTTCTTCAGGAACAATCTCAAGACTTCCGTCCTTTGTTCTGCGGTATCCGAGCATTTGCAGTGAACTTACAATTCCTTCCTGAAACTGCTTACGGATTCTCCATTTCTGATTTTCACTTGCAGAGTAGCTTTCTTCCTGTGCATAGGAAGCTAATATTGTCAGCATCAGTTCACCATCAGAAGAGATACTGTGAATGCCCTGTTCTTCAAAATACACATCCACATTCAGCAGTTTCAATTCTCGTACTGTTTCAAGAAGTGTGACCGTATTTCTTGCAAAACGGCTGATTGACTTTGTAAGAATCAGGTCAATTTTTCCCTCTCTGCAATCCGTCAGCATACGCTGAAATTCATCACGGGTTTCTTTCGTTCCTGTAAGAGCTTCATCAGAATATATTCCAATAAGCTGCCATTCAGGATTACCTTGAATCAGTTCTGTGTAATATCCAACCTGTGCTGAAAGTGAATGAAGCATTGCGTCCTTGCCGCTTGAAACTCTTGCATAAGCCGCTACTCTCAGCAGTCTGGGACATGATTGTTTGGAATGTTCAATTTTTTGTATCAATCTTGGCATGATACCATCCTCCTTCCGCTACCATATTACAATAGAAGTCAGATATTATCAACGAATATACCTGACAAAGATATGCCATATTTTTCAGCCATTCTTGTGTTCATTACCTGGTACTCTTTCTTGTTGATAATCCCGCTTTTCAGCCAGTTTTTCAGAATGTCAGACATTATCTGATACATCATTATGTTGTGCTGCATTAAGCCACCTTGCCTTTCCTGAACACTGCTTTGAGCAGTAGGTCTGTTTCTTGCTCGGATATGAAATAAATGTACGACTGCAAATCGGACATACCTTTCTGACCGTGGTTCGTGAAACATCACTATTGTCACGCCACCACTTCATGCGGCACTTGTCACTGCAAAAACGTCTTTCACGTTTTACGGTTCCTGTTAATTCCACACCACAGCAGTTGCATTTCGGATGCTGGTCTTTTCTTGCAAAGTAAGATTTTACTGTGCCTACTGATACATTTAATTTCTCGCTGATTTCTTTAAAAGAATAGCCCTCGTTTTTGAGTTTTTCAACCTGTACCTTCTGTTTTAAGTTCATAAGCATTTCCTTTCCGGGAGTGTTTCCTCTCTAAGTGTAAAGTCTAAAAAATATAGCCGAATTCGTACCCCTTGCAGAAAAATATTTTTTTGTGATTTATGCTTCTACTTATATAGGCAAAGAAAAAGTGCCAAAATCGAACCCCCAGAATAAAAAATATTGAAAAAATTTTCTGCCTGTGGTATAATGGATAAAGCAAAAACATCATTCGCAGGAGGTCTATATGAAAGTAACAGTAATCGGAGAACAGATTCCGCAGGAAGAGATTGACGCATACATCGAACACAGTAAGCAGAAGTACGCAGATAAAATTATTAAGGAACTGACTATTCAGGTAGACGGGGAATTTGTCGACCTGAAATGTGAGTTTGAAAATATCCCGTTTGAGAGAGTGAGAAGAATCACAGGCTATCTTGTAGGCTCGCTCGACCGTTTCAACGATGGCAAACGTGCAGAGGTTGAGGATAGAGTAAAACATAGCGTGTGAAAAAAGGGCTGTTTGAGAGAATTACAAATTATCTCTCAACAGCCCTAAATTTATGCCTTATTCAGTTTTCCAGAGTATTTCTTTCCGTCAACAGTAACCTCAACGGAAACGCTGTCATCCGGCAACGGTGCAGGAGTAGGAGTAGTTCCGTAGCCGTTCAGTACCTTTGCCTTAATCCGTTCAGGATAATCGACATAGCATTTGTCGAGGTCAACGTCACCGCTGATACCGTCAATCTTGCCTTTGCAGGAGTGCTGCCAGATGCCGTAAGCACCGCTGTAATTTGTGTTCTCACACCAATGTGCAAGCCAGATGGCATATCGACTCTTGATGTCGTCATCCGTATTCACCTCTGTATGTATTGCACTACACCACAGTCTATTGCAATACTCGAAATCTGTCTCATATAAGTTTATTCTGACTTTTGAAATATTTCAAAACGAGTCGACACTCTATTGAAAAAAATGATATTATGTGATATAATAATATAAGTGTTATATATAAGAGTATCAAAGCAATTCAAAGGAGTACAATCACATGAAAAAACTATTTTCACTTTTCTGTACATTAGCGTTATGTTCGCCATGTTTGGCAGTATATGATGTAAAGGCTGAAAGTGTCGTCCCTGTTAATGTGGATGAGTCTGTATATGCAGTGTTCAAAAACAACTATTTTGATCGTGACAGCGACGGAATCATTACTGTTGAGGAAGTAGAACAGGCAAACGGCATTCGTTTCAACCTTGATGATGTCAGCGATTTATCCTGGATGGAAATGCTGAAGAACTGTAATTTTATAGATTTTGAAGGCGGAAAGGCGGAGGACTTTTCTGTACTTACCAAACTTCCCAAGCTGAAGTATATATACATGGAATCGGTACAGATTGACGATATTTCGTTTATTAAGGATTTATCCCTTGTTCAGTGCGTCCTTGATGATATGGATAATATTTCCCTTGAACAGCGTCTTGATGTTGTAAAGTGGGAGGACTACACAATCGAACAGGGATATACAGAAAATATCGGCATTTATCCCATCGGACTTTTTGAAAATTACAGTACCCAAATAACACTCAGCGACAATAACGCTCTGCATATTTTAAGAGACAGATCAAATAATTCGGGTACAGTCATCGAAACCTATGCTTCACAGCCTTGTTCTGCAACATATACTGTTACAATTGATGGCAATGAGATACACACAGGAAATATTGAGGTAACTCCCATTCAGTATATCAGTCCGGAATTAAACGGAATCACAACAAATCCAAAGGTTTACGACAGTTTTTACTATGGTAAATACAATGTTGTTGTGGATAACGAGATTCTTTATGGAATCAAGGGCGATACTTACTATAAAGCTGATGTAAACGTAAAGTCATTTTCAAGAACATATGAAAAGAATCAAAGCGGAGAATACGTCTATATTGACCTTGTTCTGAAAAATGACGGAACGCTTATTCTGAATGGAATACCTGTAGAGGATCTCAAATTTGAGAGTATACAGAAAGGCAGTGCCATAGCAACAGATGGAACGCTGTATGAGATTTATCCGGACGCTGACGGTGCTGCGACCGTTAAAGTGGGTGAAAATTGTGCAGAAGTTGTATATCCCGGAATGTACTATCTCAACAGTGAAGGCGAAATCATATGGTATGACATCAAATTCAGTGGTGGAAAGCCGACTGCAGTTCATACAGCAACAGGAATGATGAATGCGGAATTAGTGAAATATGACCTTTTCCTTGAGAGCGAAACTCTATGGAAATGCAAAACGTATCCTTCGTTCAGCAAAACAAAGGTTGCAGACAACGTTGAGTGGGTAGGCTATGAACTTACGGATCGTGGATATATGGATTATGTTTACCGAACAACAGACGGTAAATGCTATATGTTATGGGATGGTAAGGAAGTTGAAATTATCCCCACAACTACCATTGACAACGGCGAGCTTTTTCACGATGACGGCTCATTCTATATTCACGCATACGACAGCAAATTCGGTGACGGCGGTGATTTACTAATCAGATGGATTATTACAAATGATGATGTACTTACAATAAACCTTGCAGGACAGCATTTTGCCATTTCCGATGTCAAAGAAGTTATAGGAGCTGAATATGTGGAAGAACAGGACAAGGGCTATGCGTGGTTTATCCGCAAGGACGGCAGCGTATGGAGATACTGTTTTGAAACACAGGAAAGCGTGAGAATGTCCGAAGAAAGCATACATGAAACAGTTTCAGGCGATATCAACGCAGACGGCACATTCACAGTTTCTGATGTGGTGATGCTCCAGAAATGGCTGATTGGCGCATCAAATGCATCTCTTTCCAACTGGAAAAATGCTGATTTATGCAGGGACGGACAGCTTGATGTATTCGATCTTTGCATGATGAAACGTATGTTAATCAGTAAATAAACAGAAAAATTCCCCGAAGAATATGAATATAACTCACATTCTTCGGGGATAAATTTATGCCTTATTCAGTTTTCCAGAGTATTTCTTTCCGTCAACAGTAACCGTGGCGTAAACGCTGTCATCCGGCAATGGTGCAGGAGTAGAAGTAGTTCCGTAGCCGTTCAGTACCTTTGCCTTAATTGTTGCAGGATAATCAACATAGCATTTGTCGAGGTCAACATCACCGATGATACCATCAACCTTGCCTTTGCAGGAATGCTGCCAGATACCGTAAGCACCGCTGTAATTGGTATTCTCACACCAATGCGCAAGCCAGATTGTATATTTCTCTTTGATGTCATTTTCAGTATGGGTGACAAGAGAAGATGCAGAGCCATACAGTCCGACAAAATATCCTGCCGCCTCCACACGTTCAAGGAAGACTCGGATGATAGCAGAAAGTTTCTCTTTTCCGAGTTCAAACTGCTTTTCCTCTTCCACATCATAGAACACAGGATACTCAAACTGCTTACCTTTGATAGTTGCAAGAAATACATCTGCTTCCAGCCTTGCTTCATTTTCATCCATAGCGTAGGAGTACCAATATGCTCCTACAGGAATATTACGTGCTTTTGCGCCTGAATAGTTTTCTTCAAAACGGTCATCTTTCTGACTAATGTCACATCCGAATCCTGCACGGATAATTGCAAAGTCCGCTTTGACCTTGTTCCAGTCTACGAGTCCGTTGTGTTCACTGAGATCAATTCCGTTCTTTGCATCCTTTGATGGAGCGAAATACTGATAAAAATCAGAAGTAACTGTGTTATTGCTTACAGTTTCATCACCAAGCCAGCGGAGTCCTGTTCGCACATCAACATGAGTGTAAATATATTCGGATGTAATGTTAGCGATACCGCCGAATCCTAAATCCTGTGCAGTACAGCAGACAATCTTACTGCTGATAGGATTACCGTCCTGTCCATAGCAGCAAATGTCAGCAGCAGTACCTTTGGTGTGCTGTCCTGTTCCGCTGCCGCCCACACTTTTATCGTGAGCTGTACAACGGAATCCGCTTGTAACGATAATCTTAGAGCAGTTCAGCTTTTCATATAACCTTTCAAGCTTTGTAACAAGCTCATCGGAAAGTTCAAAGTCATGCGGCTTACCACATTTGCACTTAAACTCATGTGCATTAAAATGTGCTGTCAGCTGCGTGTTATCATCATACTTCCTTTTCATTACTGGCGTCCTCCTTTTCATCTATTAAGTTCTTTACATCTTCTTCCTGTCTGCCAACTTTTGACTGCAGTACATCAATTGCATTCTTCACAACAGGTGGATAAGGAATGCCCATCAGAGTAGTATTCTCTACAATGGAAAGCAATTCATTCAGACAGAAGCTGATGCAGACTGTATCTCGGATATATGTAGTTCCGAGAAGAATATCAATTCTGACACCCACAACAACCATGAGCAGAATGCAGAATTTCTTTGCAAGTCCAATCCATCCTGCCTTACTGTTGAGTGTACCGCTTACGCTGTGCTTTGATTTACCCATCGCTGCAGTTACAATTCCGGTTACGAAGTCAATGCCCATAAAGATTACGAGCGTTGCAAGTGCTGAGTCCCAGCCACCGAGCAGAGTGGCAATAAAGCCACCCACAACTCCTGTGATAAGACAAAAGGTTTCTTTCATTTGAATCACCCCTTAATAAGTTTTACAGTTTTGATTTTCGGATGCGTGTTATCTGAAATTCCAACCCAGGCAATGTAATATTCGCCAGGTGGAACATCGGAACAAGAAGTGAGAGTTGTAATGTAATCCTCGGAATACAGCCAGTTGAAGGACAGCTCGATGCAGTCATGTTCCTTAATCTTATTGAAGATAAAGTCAGCAATTGGAGTATGTGAATCACGTCCTTCATTACGAACAAGATACATAGAACCGGGCTGTGATGCACCTGAGCTGTATTCCATCAGAATCTTGCTGTTCTCATTGATATTGACTGCAGTACAAATTGTGGTTGTAACCTCTGCACCCCAGTTAAGAGCTTCGTAGCTGTAGTTCAGCACATATCCGTCTACACCAGAACAGAACTGCGGATACTGCTCCGCAAATTTAGCAAGTGAGTATGTTCCGTTGTTATGCTGTAAGCAAACAGTTGTATCGTATTTATCGAACACATCATCACCGGCGGCAAACAGAATAATTCCACCGCCGATAATCTGTGATTCAAGGATAGTAACCCTGGTCTGAAGATTGATGATTTCTTCCTCCATAAGCTCCATATCGTGATGCTCAATGTCGATGTGGTGGGTGAGCTGAGAATCCAGGGCTGCAATTCGGCTGGCGAGGCTACCCATATTCTCAGTAATAGACTGAATGCTGTCAGCAGCATTATCCCACTTTGTCAGCCTTGCTGCAGTAATACCGTTCAAAAGAGTAAGGTTGTGATGCCAATGTGCCTGTGAAATCACAGGTTCAACAGATTCTCTAATGGTCTTCAGCTCATATTCAGTTGAATCCTCAAACTGCTGTAAACCATTCAGGAGTGAAAGCAAATCATTTGTAAGAGCATCAATTACGGCTTTGTTGCTGTGTGTATGAGAATCCGTCTTAAGCGGATCAATGGCTGACTTCATTTCTGCCTTTGTGGGATACAGCGACATATCGGGAGTAACACCGTCCTTGCCGTCACGTCCGTCTTTTCCGTCAACTCCATCCCGACCTGGTCTGCCGTCAACACCGTCACGACCGGGCTGACCATCAGCACCATCTCTGCCCGGAGGTCCCTGCGGACCTGTTTCTCCGTCCTTTCCAGGAGGCCCAGGCTCTCCATCTTTGCCAGGGAGTCCGTCTGCACCGTCCTTTCCGTCAACGCCATCTCGACCATCCTTACCATCAGCACCGGGAGGACCTTGTTCACCATCGACTCCATCTCTGCCATCTTTTCCGTCAATACCGTCTCTGCCATTCTCTCCGGGAGGTCCCTGTTCGCCATCCTTACCGGGAGTACCGTCCACACCATCTTTGCCATGCAGACTTCTCAGCCATTCTTCCTCAGTACCGACATATCCATGCTCTACAGCAATTTCAAAGGCAGATTTACCCTTGGTAGCTTCATCGATATTCTTTAAAAGCTGCTGATACAAATCAGGAGTAGGCGGAATCGGAGAACCACTCTCACCATCAAAGCCCGAAGGCCTAACATTAAGAGTGTGAATGACAGTCGTAGCACGAACTGTGTCCTGTGCTGCCGTATCATAGCCGAACAGAGACATTTTCACCGCACCTGCATGAAGTTCAGACGGAAGTTTGCAGACTGTTCCGTCATATCCAAGCAACATGTTATACACAAACTCATCCTGTGCAAACTGTACCACCTTATGCAGAGGCTTCCAGTTGTTATCGAAAACGAAATGGACATTGACAAATGAAACCTGATTATCAGCAATGATTTCATGTTCCAGCGTTTCAATGTTCTGTCCCTTTACAAGAAATTTAATCAAAAGTATGCACCTCAATCCATGTTTTATTTGTCTTGTCCCATTCCATATATCCATCAAGGCATTTTACCTTCAAGATATGACCGTCTACTGTGTTATCCCATCCTGAACGCTTTGTAACTGAGTTCCAGTCAGAAATACTGCCTTCATATGTCAGTTCAGTCAGTGCTTCACAATAGTTGAAACATCCTCCGACAATATCCTTGCAGGTCTTGGTGATTGTAAAATTCGTGAGTTTAACGCATCTTACAAACATTCTGTCGGAGATGACCTTGCCGCCGTATCGTACTGTTGTCAGTTTCTGGCATTCAGCGAATACCTGATCACCAACTGTAACAACGGAAGATGGTACGGTAACTGACTGAAGCTGTGTACCAGAAAACGCAAAACGTGCGAGTTCAGTAACCTTGTTTGGAATTTTTAGGGTAGCAAGTCCGTAAAGTTCATGATGATATATATACTGGTCAATATGCGGCATAAACCCATTACGCTTAATGGTCGTCAATGTTGACGGTAATGTGGCTGACTTAAGATTGTTACAGAAAACAAATGCAAATTCTCCGACAGATGTGATTCCTTCTGAAAACACAACGGATTTGACGTTTTCGCTGTCATAGAACGGAGACTTATTATCCGATTCAAAATTGCCGTAATCATACATTGCACCAGTGCCTTTCAGAATTACTCTGCCATCGGAGAACCATACATAATTGATGTTATCACCACATTTGCCGATAGCAATAACATCTCCGGTCATTTCATCCACCTTTACAGTAAGTTCTGATACCTGAGTAGTTAATTTGGAAATAGTGGTGTTATAGTCCTTCATCTGCTCCAGAATGTCATCAAGCTGAGAAAGCATATCAGTTACTTTACATTTACCGAGAATACAGCGGACATATCCGCAATAGGTGTAATTATTTCTGTAATCAGTAACCTTCAGATCAATTGCTCCTGCCTCAATCTTTACTGCAAAGAGAGTAAGATATGTCTTGGTGTCGGTGTTTGTGAATTTTGGAATAGTCGGATTGGTTGCAGGTGTACCTACGGACAGTTCAAATTCAATACTGCGGAAGTTTTCTCCTGTATTGCAGCAGATACCGATGGTCACATATCTCGGAAGGGACTCGTCCACATAACGTGAAAGGTCAAAGGTGTATGCGGTATCAGAAATGAAATAGTGTCCGTCAATCCATGCCTTTCCGCTTGCGATTGCAAGTTTCAGCTTGGATGCTGTCGGTTTGAAACAGCCTCCGTAGTTGTCCTGAATGCCGTTACAGATGATACTGCCGAGGTAATCACAGAAATTCTCGGCGGTATAGGTTCTGTCCAGATTCTTGGCGTTAAAGAATCCGTATGAAAATGCCATAAGTTATCCCTCCTTGAATGTCGGTGTGAGGTTTCTTCCATTTTGGTCGAAACTCTCAATCATGCCGATAATCTGTATTTTATTCTGTCTCAGACCGAATCTGCGGTGTTCCACAGTAACATAGTCACCGACAAAATAATCGATGTTGTATTTGAATTGCGTTGACTGTACCGCAATCATGGATTCAGATGAATGAAACGGCTGTACAATCTTTTCTTTGCCTCTCTCTTTCAGCAGTTCAATGTATTCTGCTTCCGGGATAGGCTTTGTTTCAGTTCCTTCCGTATCTTCATCTGATATATCTTTTGCATCTACATATACTTCGTAGCGGTCAAGGAGCATCGGCTCTTCTCCATCACAATATGTAGTGCGTTTTCGTTCTTCTCCGTCACCTTTGCCCAATATATATGCAAAATTCCTCTGCACCGAAATGTCAGAGGAATATGTGAAAGAAAGTAAATTGGTGTATCCGTCCGAAAAAACAATGTGAGGATTTTCGTCCTGCATGATGCTTCTGTCAGAGCCTTCTGAAAGCTCCAGAAACATTCCGTACTGTTCATCACCGATTTTACTCAAACGGATATTTGCCGTTCCGCCGATTTTCTGACATATGGTGTAAATCCATTCCATCAGATTATCGTAGCTGACCTGCAATTTGGCTTTTCTGTTCCAGCAATCACCGCTGACATCACCAATCTGTAGTCCCGGAATAATTCGCTCCATTGATACCATCGCATTTCGCTCTACGGCAGAACGTACAATATTTGAATACATGGTTTCATTTGTTATGCTGAGTGTCGGATAGATAATTCTTCGCTCCAACAGACACATCAGGAATCTGCCTGTTACAATCAGATAGTCACCATCCTCTGCATCAGTTTCAATCTGTACACCCTCAATCAGTCCGAAATGCTCCTTGTCATCATCTCTGCCGACAATTCTGCCAGTCTGAAATATTTCAATGTTACGAGGACTTGCAGCGATATATATTTCAAAAGCACCGCACTTGTAGAATTCTATATCCCACAGGAGTGAGGAAAAGCTGTCGCAGATAGCTTCTAATGTAATCGTGAGATTGCGTTCTTCTGCAATCATATTATATACTTCAATCTGCATAAATCACACTCCTAAGTAAGCATTTCGGTGAATAAGTCGTATTTTCAGATTAGCTACTCCGCTTGAGGAACGGAGATAGAATTTATTTTCGCCTGCACGAAGCGTAAGCCAGGTAGAGCCTGAAACCAGTCGGTTGATGATGTTGGTCACCACACCCTCACGCTCTAATGTTACGGTCTTATTTCCTGTTTTTGTTGTTATGGTAATCAGGTCACCCTCCTGAATTTCACCGAGAATCTGCATATATTCATCCGTTGCAGCGTTATAGATGGTAGGGTTTGTTGCAGGTCCTCCGCTGATTTCAAGCGTGAAACCAACCTCATCACCATCATTGACAATAGTCATGATATTCTGCGTATTGTATTTGCCGATAGGAAACGGCTCGTCATTATCAGGGAAAATGAAGTGGAATGCTCCTGTGACCTGAGCGTACTCAGCTATCTGCGTTTCTGTAGAGTACCAGTAAATATCGGGACAAATAATGGAAATCTGCCCCTTAGTCAGCACCTCGAAATTCTCCATTTCACAGGTCTCCACGATGCCTTCCGCATACACAGAGATGTTTTTCGTAGAGTAATATATTTTGATGTAGCGTGATGGTTTCACCACTTTATATAGTTCGTGTCGACGTTTCTCTACATCAAAGCCACGCATTTCAAAAGGAATGACTACATTACGCTTTTCGATGAAGGCATTATTCAGATATGAGCCGTCCATACCCGCATAAGAAGAAGTGCTGATTGTTCCTGCAGGCGGATTCAGTCCTTCAATCTTGCTGAACATGAATCGGTTTGCCGTTTTGGAAAGGTCAATCTGCTGACCTGTTTCGTTTTCGAGGATTAGAGTGTAAAACATGAATGCCCCCTTTACATTTTTGATGTAATGATGTATAATAAGAATAATTCAAATCACCGTCAAGTTTTTTAATCGTAGTTGAATAGAAAAGAGGTAACCTTATGAAAGGAAATAACTTTTTTGATATGTTTAACCCAGATATGTTTAACTTTGATAACGAGAGTAACATTTTAAAATTGATGTTAATGTACCTTAATAATCCAAAACATGATGTGCAAATGTTCAGAGGGAATTCTTTTGAAAGAAAAATCTTGAGATTTATTCAAAACATTAGTTCATTTACGGAAAATAATGGTCATGATTGCTTACCTCCTGACTACTACTCAGATAGTTTTAGTTGTATGTTTGATGTGCTTCGCATAAACGATGCAGAGATAAAAAAAGGCCGTAATCCGATTATTGCTCAAGAGCAAAAAATGCGAAAAGAGTTTAAAAATGCCGGACTGCTTAATTCTCAATATTTCCAAGTTGCATTTGAAGCTGGAACTTCTGGTGATATAAACGAGCATTCCTTCCCACAGTATAAAAAACAAGCTAAACGTGTAATTCAAGAGCATATTAATAAAATACCTTTATGGGTAGATGCACATCCTTGTATAAAGCATAAGGGATTGCTAATATTAGATGAATCAGGGCTATGTTTTGAAGGAACTAAGACACACATAAAAGATGACTACTTTGCCTTTGCATTCGATCGCAATCATGGATTAATTCCCCATGAAACATGGAATGATGCAGAATTCATTCAACCTATATATGATTCATTGTTGGATTTTGTTATTTGGATTAATCCATATAAAAACTGTAATGAAGTTATCTTCAACTACAATAGTTCAATGAAGCAAAACCGAAGCATTCGATATCCAGCATTGATGATTGTAGACACGAGGTTTCACAGATCGGAATTCATTCAATATAATTATGATAAGTTAGTTATGGCGACATAAACATAAATTTATGTAGTGTATTTAAAGCACTAATCAATATACTATTTAAACTTTCAAAGCATTCTTCGTCATACGATAAATCTCCAGCCGTGACAGTGATTTCGGACTATTGTTAGTCTGATTTACTGTACGGCTGTTGTCGTTATTGTAGTTGTTTACCACAGTGCCATAAGGATTCTTGTCCTTCATGGATGCCGTCATACTGATTCCAAGCTGTGAATCCATATCAAGAGACATTACGTCCGCCACACCGCTGATTGCCTTGGTAATCAGCTTTTTGTTTTTGTTGATGCCGTCTGCAAGATTTTTCATGAAGTCAGGCATCCATTCATTGACAGAGGTCAGAGGTCCCTTTTCAGGAACGGAGAAGTGCAGGTGTTCCCAGATTGTATTTGCTACATCCATAACAGCATTCTTGATTTCACCGATTTTATTACGCAGACCGTTCAAAAAGTTCTGCATCATATCATTGCCCCAGGACCATGCAGAGTCAACTTTTCCCTTGATTGTACTCTGAATATTACTCAAAGCATCAGATACTGTACTTTTTACACTGCTTAATTTATCGGATATACCACTTTTTACGTTATCCCAAATGCTGAGAACATTATCCTTAATCGTATTCATTGCATTTCTGATTGGCTCAGGCATTGCGTTCCAGGAGGTAGAAACTGCGTCCTTGACAGCACCGACTGTATTTTTTACGCCAGTGGAGATACTGTTCCAAGTGGATGAAACCGTACCCTGAATGTCAAGCTGTCCTGTGGAGATGCAGTTCTTGACAGCGTTCCATACAGTCGAAACTGTATTCTTTACCCCTGTTGTTGCAGTAGATACCACATTTTTGACTGCATTCCAGCCTGTGGTAACTGCCGTCTTGGTAGTGTCCAGAGAACTTCTGATGTTGTTTGTCATGTTTGTCCAGCCTGTTTTTACAGTGTTTCCAATACTTGTGAGAACAGTTGACATACTGGTTTTGATGTTGTTCCATACGTTCTGTACATTATTCAGCGTATCCTGCATGAAGGTGCTGACCGTAGAAACAATATTGGTCATTGCATTTTTGAATGTGTCAGTAAGCTGCGTTGTAATTCCTGAGCCGAAGCTGTTCAAAGCATCATCTACAAGTGACGCATTGGCGTTGATACCATCTGCAAGACCACTCATGAAGTCAGGCATCCAGCTTTCAAAGTCCGTCAGAGGACCTTCATCCGGGACGGAGAAGTGGAGAAAGCTGCGGATTTTATCTGCGACACCCTTTACAGCGTCAGATACTTTTCCGATACAGTTTTTTATACCGCCGACAATTCCGTCAATAATATCAGAACCCCAGCTCCATGCTTCACCTGCAAGGTTCTTCACAAAATTAACAGCCTTATCAAAGCCGCCCTTGACTGTATTGTAAATACCATCAATAACAGAAGAAACAGCAGACTTTACGCTGTTCCAGATATTCGTGACTGTAGTTTTGATGGTATTCATGGTATTGGAGATGGTGGTCTTGATGCTGTTCCAGACAGATGAAATTGTGCTTGAAATTGCATTCATCACACTTGATACTGCACTTGAAATGGAATTCCATACTGACGAGATTACCGACCAGATAGAATTCAGGATTCCTGAAATAAAGCCGGAGATTGCATTCCAGACTGTAGTGATAACATTTGAAATGGTATCCATAGCAGTTGAAATTGCCGTAGAAATCGCGTTCCAAATGGTTTCAAAGAATGACTTGATTCCTTCCAGAATTGGTGTAATAAAGTCTACAATCGCATTCCATACTGTCTGAATCTTATCCCAGATCCAGTCCATCACTCTGCTGATAACCACATGAATCGCTTCAAAAATGGTTTCAAACAGATACTTGAAAGCATCCAGCAGAGGCGAAATGAACTCGTAGATGGTATTCCATACAGAAGAAATCGTGTTCCAGATTGCATCCATTACCGTTGTGATTGCTGTGCTGACAGCATTCCATACAGTTGTAATGGTAT